GTCATGAAAAGAGGATACCCACACAACGCAAGACAGATCGCTCGATACATCCACGCTTACGCAATGCTTGAAGCAAGGGGTGAGAGATGACCGACAACATCAAACCATTTATCAAAGCCACTATACCCGACAACGCCGACGCAATTGCACTGCTTGAGCAGTGGCTTGAGGATGCCAAGGCAGGCGAGATCGTCACGGTCGGTCTGGTCGGCAAGCTAATCGGTGGTGAGTGGCAGACAGCTATGAGCAGTTCGCAAAACAGTCTTGAGGACGCAGCCATGCTGATCGAACTCGGTATCCGGCGTCTGGGCTTTAAGCAGAGGTGAGAGATGAAACCAAAATTCACCCGCATGATCGACGGAATCCCAACAATGACGGTGACCGAGCACGACTGGATCGTCTCGCAGTTAGTAGCGATCATCGAAGGTCTGGTTGAAGGCGCAGAGCCAGACTGCGGTGATCCGTCCTGCAAGGATTGCGAGGTGTGGCGACCGGCTCGGGCCGCGATAGCAGAACTGAAGGAGAAGAACACATGACTCCATGCCCCGAGTGTGAACGCAACAAGCTCCGTGCTGCGATGTGGAGAGCCGAAGCGTATAAACAGGCAGGGCACGACAAGATCGAACGCCCGTGGGTCGGGCTGACAGAGGAGGAAGCCATGCAGATATGGGACGGGATCATTAAGTACGCGCCGGGAGAGGTTCGTGTAAAGGATTTTGCGCGAGCCATCGAAGCAAAACTGAAGGATAAAAACACATGAGAGTAAGCGCAACAACCATTCCCCTGCTTATCAAGTCCCTGCTGGACAAGCCACAGACCGCCTTGGAGCTTGTCGCTAGCACCGGACTCGGCGCAGACGGAGTCCACAAGTTTATTGCGGGGATGAAAGACGCAGAACTGATTCACGTTGTCCGCTGGGACTACAAAAGCACCCAGCCCGTAGCGGTGTACGCATTCGGCTACGGGAGCAACACCAACGAACGATGGAACAATACGCAGATACGGCTATTCGATCTTTTCGGCGACACGCCGATCTCTTACGACAACATCCAACTGTCCGAGAAGTTGAACCTCGGGCGCTCAACCATCAAGAAGGCAATGAATGAACTCGTCAAACACGGATTCTTTGTCCAAAACCCCGGTAAAGCAACCGCGCCGATCTCGTGGCGACGCGACCTCGATGTGGCCCTTCCCAACCGTGGACCAATTGCGCCAGATGCAGGGTATAAGCCAGCCCCCGCTCCGCGACCGCCCCAGCAAAGCTGGTTTTCAGCAATCATTTGAAGAGCAAGGAGAAGCGCCGTGGTAACTCAAATGTCTTTACCATTTCCCGTTACGCAAGAAGAGGAAGAAGCATGGAAAGAGCTTGAAAAAAGAAAGCCGGGTAGGCCCCGCAAGGATGACAATTTGGTCCTCACCAGTATTCGCTTGCCACAAAATGTAGTAGAGTATTTCCGTTCGCATGGCGGACGAAAGAGAATGCGTGAAATCCTTTCCGCATACGTTGATGAATCTAAACAACTTGATGGAGTTAAATGATGGCTACCGCAGGACGTAAACCCGACCCCAATTCAAAAGCTGGCAAAGTACGCACTTACATTGAAGCCAACCCCGAAGCCAAAGCCGACGATATTGCTGCAGCTACCGGTGTAGATATTAAGTATGTCAGGACCGTGTTGAGTCCGCCCAAGAAAGCAAAAGCGAAAAAAGCCGCGCCCAAGGTTGCACCTAAGACGGAAGATAAGAAAGACAAAGAACGCATCGAGGATGCAGCTGTAGAGATGATGAACCACCCCTTGTTCCCGATCTTCCTCCAAGCGCTCGAACAAGTCATGTACGGTAAGGGCGAGCGGCACGGCGGTAAGACGATTCCCTTTATGCGGCAACCGTGGCTCCACTACGCCAACATGCACGGCTCTGGCTTTTTGACTGGGCAAGCGGCTAAGAAGCTGGAGGAGGCTGTGACTACCAAGAAGGGCGAAGCGCTGGAGCAGGAGCTCCTTGGGGCGATTGTCTACACCGGCATGGCTATCCTTAAAAACCAGATGGACGTTACAAGGGTCTAACAACCGTGGGCGGGAACGGTCATCTTTCCCGCCCCTTCAGGAGAGCACATGGCGGCTACACCAGAATCAAAAGTAAAAGCCCACATAAAAGAAGTGCTCAAAAAGCACAACGTGTACTTCGTTATGCCCATAGGTACTGGCTACGGTAACTCAGGAGTTCCTGATTTCCTGTGCTGCATAGACGGCAAGTTTTTGGCAATCGAAGCGAAAGCAGGGTCCAACAAGCCGACTGCATTGCAGCGCAAGCATCTCAGCGACATAATGGACGCGGGGGGTATAGCGATGGTCGTAAACGACGAAAACATTAATAGTTTTGATGGGTTCATCTTGCTAATTAAGGATTAAAAATGAGTAGTGTTTTTGAGGGTATTGTAAACCCCACATCCAACAGTTTCTTAGACCTCAACGAACAGACTCGCGCTTGCCAAAAGCTACTGGCTTCTGTGGTACACCTTTCAATCAAGGACGCTTGCACAAGGCCACCTACAGGAAAGAAAGGGAAGTCGCTCGGAGACATCCACACTGATGCGTTTACTGCCCTGCGGTTCCTGTTTGGTGAAGGCGTGTCAGGGTTAAACGAATACGCCACATGGCTAGACTTTGATGCCGGTCAATTCAGGACACGGCTGTTGGAGATGATGCGGGACGATACTGCCAAGTTTGTGTTTTCAATCGGGCCAGAAGATCGCCGAGCGTTTCGGCACAACTACAGAACATGGCTGGTGGTCAAAGACCTCAAACAGGAAGGGCGGGAAGAGTTTGATGAAGATACTGACGATTGACTTCGAGACGTTCTACTCGCAAGAGTATTCACTAACCAAGATGACAACTGAGGAGTACGTGCGGAGCGGAGAGTTTGAAGTGATTGGCGTGTCGGTGCAGGTCGATGACGGTGAGCCACAATGGTTCAGCGGAACGATGTCTGACACTGAAGAGTGGCTCAAGCAGTTTGACTTCGAGGGTAACTACGCGCTGGCTCACAACGCTGCGTTCGATGGTGCGATCCTGTCGTGGGTGTTCGGGCGTAAGCCTAAGCACTGGATGGATACGCTGTCGATGGGCCGTGCGCTACACGGCACTGAGGTAGGTGGGAGTCTGGCTGTGCTCGCCGAGCACTATGGGTTGGGGGTGAAGGGCACTGAGGTGGTCAACGCCAAGGGGTTGCGCCGACTCGACTTCCCGCCTGATCAGCTCGTTCGCTATGCAAAGTACTGCAAGAACGACGTTGCGCTTACCTGTAAGTTGTTCCACGCAATGATGCAAAGCGGCTTCCCGCTATCTGAGCTCAAGCTGATCGACCTCACCATCAAGATGTACTCCGACCCTGTCCTGCGGTTGGATTCAAATGTACTCAACGAGCACTTGCTTGATGTGCAACACCGAAAGGAGGAACTGATCTCCAGCGTGACTATGGTGGACAAAGAGCAGTTGATGTCGAACTACAAGTTCGCTGCGACACTGAGGCTGTTCGGTGTCGAGCCTCCGATGAAGAAGAGCCCGACTACGGGCGCAGAAACTTTTGCGTTTGCAAAGACTGACGAGGGGTTCAAGGCATTGCTTGAACATGAAGACCCCAGAATCCAAGCACTCGCTGCCGCTAGGCTGGGTGTTAAATCTACCTTGGAAGAGACAAGGACTCAGCGTTTCATTGATATGGCGGGGCGCAACCCCCTGATGCCGGTGCCTCTTCGATACTACGCAGCCCACACCGGTCGGTGGGGAGGCGATGACAAGCTCAACCTCCAGAACCTACCGCGCAAGTCAAGGCTCAAATACTCCATCGTTGCCCCGAAGGAGTACGTCATCATCGATGCTGACTCCTCACAGATTGAGGCGCGTACGCTGGTCTGGCTCGCCGAGCAGGAAGACATGATCGAGGTGTTCAACAGGAACAACGAAGAGATCGCAGCAGGGATAGACAAGAAGGACTTCAAGTACGACCCATACAAGCTGATGGCATCAAGGATCTATGGCACACCCACTCAACACATAAGCGACTCTCAGCGCTTCATGGGTAAGACCGCGCTACTTGGCTGCGGGTACGGGCTCGGCCCCGCTCGGTTCAAAGTGCAGCTCAAAGCCTCCAACGTAGACATCACAGAAGAAGATGCAGGGCACATAGTGTCTACCTATCGGGAAGCCAACCCCAAGGTAGTACAGCTATGGAAGGATTCGCATAACATTCTGAACGCAATCCTCAGCGACAACTATGCAGAGTTCGGGAGAGGAGGTATCCTCAAGGTTGAGGGCAAGCGCGGTATCAAACTGCCCAACGGGCTGTACTTGAAGTATCCCAACTTGCGCAAAGTACAGAACGACGAAGGTAAGGTGGAGTTCATGTACGACACCAAGAGAGGCAAGCAGTCTGTGCCGACTCGGGTGTACGGGGGGAAGATCGTAGAGAACGTGTGCCAAGCACTGGCTCGTATTGCCATCGGCGAGCAGATGCTGCTGATTGCTAAGAAGTACAGAGTGGTGCTTACGGTTCATGACGCTATTGCAATCATCGCACCGGAGGAGGAACGTCAACGAGCCGTGGAGTTCGTAGAGCTATGTATGCGGATCAGGCCCAAGTGGGCACCTGACCTACCCCTTAACTGTGAATCTGGTTACGGAGCTTCGTATGGAGACTGCTAAGCAAGAAGGTATTGTCGACTACGCCATGCCCATGCTGCAGGCTATGACTTCGATTAAGGCTGCGCACAACGCTGTGCTTGAGAAAAGCTTCGATGACGCTATCGAGCAAGCGTACAGCGCACTTGCTGAGACCAAACTTATGCTGACCGCTCTCAAAGAGATGAGGGAGCTTTACAAGTGAACAAAGTGGTCTGGTCTTTCAGCAGCCTCAAGACTTTCGAGCAGTGCCCTCGGAAGTACTTCCACACCAAGATTCTCAAGGACGTTGAGTTTAGGGATACGGAAGCAACTCTTTACGGCAAAGCGGTGCATTCTGCCGCCGAGTACTACATCAAGAGTGGTAAGCCGATCCCTGAGAAGTACGGATACATCAAGCCTTTGCTTGACCAACTCAACAGTGTGGAAGGTGAGAAGCACTGCGAGCTCAAGCTTGGGCTAACGAGAGACCTGACCGCTTGCGACTTTGATGCCAAGGACGTTTGGTGGCATGGTATCGCCGACTTGGTCATCATCAACAAAGAGAAGAAGCTAGCGTACTCAGTTGACTTCAAGACCAGCAAGAACGCTCGCTACGCCGACAAGACTCAGCTCGACTTGGTTGCAGTCGGCATCTTCAAAAAGTTCCCCGAGATCGAGCGCATCAAGTCTGCGCTCCTGTTCGTGGTGAGCAACGAGATAGTCAAGGCTGAGCACGTTGTTGCAGACTCGCACAAGTACATGGAGAAGTCTGCGCAGAGCGTAGCCCGCATAGAGAAGGCGCTTGGTTCGGAAGTCTGGAACCCGGTGCAAAGCCCGTTGTGTAGGTTCTGCCCTGTATCCGCTTGTGAGTTTAATCGGAGTTAGCTATGCCTTACGTTAATAAGCCTAGACCGTACAAGAAAGAGTACGAACAGTATGACGGTACCCCTAGCGTTAAGAAAAAACGCGCTGCGCGGAACAAAGCGAGGCGCATCATGGAGAGTGAAGGGCTGGTCAAGAAGGGCGACGGCAAAGACGTTGACCACAAGCAAGCCCTGAGCAAAGGTGGTACTTCTACTCGCAGCAATCTGCGCGTCAAGAGTGCCTCGGACAACCGGTCGTACCCAAGGAAGAGCGACCACACACCAAAGTGAGATGACATGTCATTAGAAGGATATCAGTGGCCCGCGCCACTGGGGATTGAACCGTTCGCGCATCAGAAAAAAACATCTGAGTTCTTGATAAGTAACCGAAAGGCGTTCTGCTTCAACGAGCAAGGCACCGGTAAGACAGCGTCGGTTATTTGGGCTGTCGACTACCTCATGAAGCTTGGTGTCATCAAGCGGGTGCTGGTCATATGCCCGCTCTCAATCATGCGCTCGGCATGGCAACAAGACCTCTTCAAGTTCGCTACACACCGCAGCGTAGCTGTAGCCCACCACTCGCAAGCAGAGGTACGCAAGAAGCTCGTCCTTGGCGACGCCGAGTTTGTCATAGTCAACTTCGATGGCGTCGAGATCGTCAAGAAGGAAGTCATTGCAGCTAACTTTGACTTGATCGTTGTTGATGAAGCGTCGGCGTACAAGAACGCGCAGACCAACCGCTGGAAGTGTTTGCGGGACATCCTGAAAACTGTGAAGGGTCTGTGGATGCTGACTGGCACTCCTGCTGCGCAGTCCCCCATAGATGCGTATGGCTTGGCTAAACTTGTGAACCCACAAGGTGTGCCGCCCTTCTTCGGGCAGTACCGAGACTTGGTCATGTACAAGCTCACTCAGTTCAAGTACATGCCTAAGCCGAATGCCGACGCTGTCGTCCATAAGATACTTCAGCCCGCTATCCGTTTCGAGAAGCGCGAGTGTATTGACCTACCTCCGGTGACGAGTGTGTTCAGGGACGCACCGATGAGCAAGCAGCAGGTGACTTACTACGAGCGGCTCCGCAAGGAGATGTTGCTTGAGGTGGGGGGTGAGGAGATCAGCGCGGTAAACGCCGCAATTAAACTCAACAAGCTCGTGCAGATCTCTTGCGGCTCGGTCTACACCGACAATGGAGAGGTCGTAGACTTCGATGTGTCACCCCGGCTGGCTGTGGTGCAGGAGGTCATTGAAGAGTCGGCGAACAAGGTGTTGATCTTTGTGCCTTACTCCCATACGATTGACCTGCTCGAACGCTACCTCGCCAAGAACAACATTCTTTCGGAGACACTCAGTGGAGACGTCAGCGTCAACAAGCGCACCGACATAGTCACGCGCTTCCAAAACGGTAGCAGCACCAAGGTGCTGATCATCCAACCACAAGCTGCTTCGCACGGACTCACGCTCACTGCGGCGGACACCATCATCTGGTATGCCCCGATCACCAGCGTCGAGACCTATCTGCAAGCAAACGCACGTATCGACAGGCCCGGTCAGAAGCACAACATGACCATCGTCCACATCAAGGGCAGTCCTGTCGAGACCAAGTTGTACGAGATGCTACGGGCTGGAATCTACAACCACAGCAAGATCGTAGATCTCTACAAAGAGGCGGTTTCCACCGCTTGACATTGTCAAACGAGGCTTGTAACATAGCCTCCCCAACCTTGAGGAGTTAGTGATGTTTGAGTCATCAGAAGGGGGAGCTCTTCCCCCACAGTTCGATAAGTTAGCCGAGGCGTTCATCAAGATCAGAGATGCACGAACAGCGATCAAGTCAGAGTACGAGGCGAAAGATAAGCTGTTGTCAGAGCAAGCAGCGGTGTTAGAGCAGAGCATGTTGGACGCCTGCAAGCAGATGGGCGCGGATAGCATCCGCACACCTTTCGGGACAATCATCCGTTCGGTTAAATCACGGTACTGGACGAATGATTGGGATTCAATGTATCGGTTCATCAGGGACCATGATGCGTTTGCCTTGCTGGAGAAGCGCCTTCATCAGTCGCACATGAAGGAGTTCCTTACAGAGAATCCAGACCTTCAGCCTGCGGGCCTGAATGTTGAGAGTGAGTACACCGTGGTTGTTAGACGTTCCAAAGGAGCTTGAGATGCAAGAGAGTGAAGTAAGAGAAAAGTTTGGATGCACAGTCACAAGTATGTCTTACAGCTTTGAGCATAGGACAGGCAACGTACACATGGTTGCGGGCCACACCACAGACATGACTAGCACAATCGACTTCTTCAAAAAGATCGACCCGGATGTCGTCCACATTATCACGTGGAGCGGTGATGAAGTCGATACGTCGTATGTAAACGATAACGGTTGGATCGCAATCTAAAGGAGCTTGAGATGAATGAACTTACTGTGATGAACCAAGACCTGCCCGACTTCCTGCAAAAGTCAGGAGTCAGCGCCCTCACCAAACAGCTTGCCGGTCGCACGGGTGTCCCCCGTATCGTGCCCAAGAACGGCATCTTCCGTAAGGTTGTTGGCGGTGAGGAGATGGGCAAAGTCAAAGGCCCGATCAACGCCATCATCGTGAACGCATCGCCGCACGTGGGTCGTATCTTCTACGCTAAGACTTGGACTCCTGACGCCGAGCCGAGCGCACCCGACTGCTTCTCAAACGATGGCCGTGCGCCTGACGCTGGGGCAGCTAGCCCTCAGAGTGATCGCTGCGATACCTGCCCGCAGAACATCAAAGGTTCTGGTCAGGGCAACTCCAAGGCTTGCCGTTACTCCCGCCGACTGGCTGTGCTGCTCGAAGAAGACTTTGGCACTACGCTTGAAGGGCGTGTGTACCAGATGAATCTGGCGTCCAAGTCGCTGTTTGGTGAGAGCCCCTCGGACAAAGTGCATCCGTTCGAGAACTACGCCAAGTACGTCGCCAACAACGGTAAGAACATCGATCAGCTTGTGACCTCGATCATGTTCAACGAGGACAACGACAATCAGTCTGTCCTGTTCGCTGCGAACCGCTTTATCAACCGCAACGAATACGAAGTTGCTACTAAGGCTTCCACTCAGCCTGAAGTGCAGAAGATCGTTGTCATGACGCCGTATCAGGCCGATACATCGGGGCGTTCCGTGAAGCAGATCGCAGCTCCCAAGCAGGAGGTAGAAGACGCGCCTCCGGTCAAGCGTGAGTCCAAGAAAGTCGAACCCAAGCCGCAAGAGAAGAAGGATCTCAACGCGGTGCTCAAAGAGTGGACTGACGAGGAGTAAGCATGAGCATTGGTTACAGCCGGAGCTTGGTTGAAGCGAACAAACAAGCGGACGCCGAGTCTCTGGGTGTAGCCTTGGGGCGCTACTGCATCGCCAAAGACATCAGTGTGTACATCGTCTCGACTTATTTCAACGTGAGTCGCATGACGGTGTACAACTGGTTCAAAGGCGACACCGTACCTACCTACCGGATGACAGAGCGTATCAAGCGCTACATCGGAAAGCATAAGTAATGAGCTTTGACCTATTGGACGCCGTATTACCGGCAGAAGGACGCTTTTGCGTCGTAGGGATAAGCCAGTACACAGACCAAAGGATTATTGATACCCGTGAAGAGCTAGACAAGATTGCCGAGAAGTTCGTTTCTCAAAATAAGAACGTCTTCTTCGCGTGTGCAAAGTTTGGGGAGCAAGACAACCGCACCAAAGACAACGTCATCGGCATCAGGTCGCTGTGGCTTGATCTGGACTGCGGTGCCGCCAAAGCAGAAGCCGGTAAAGGTTACGCCGACCAAGAAGCAGGGTTGGTTGCACTGCGTGGGTTTTGCAAAAAGGCGGGTCTGCCCAGACCTATCATCGTTGACTCAGGGTATGGTCTGCACGTTTATTGGCTTATAGAAGAAGTTCTACAACGACATCAATGGGAGCCGCTAGCCAAGAGACTCAAGGAACTGTGTGACGAGAACGAACTGATCGTAGACCCCGCTGTGTTTGAAGCGTCGAGAGTGCTGCGCATACCGGGGACGTTCAACTTCAAGTTTGGTACTCAAGCGGAAGTTCGAGTACTTAACGAACACTCCGAGCGCATCAAATACGAAGACCTGCAAACGCTTCTAGGCTCTGCACCTCCGCAAGAACCTACACCGAATTTCGTGCCGAAAGGCATGAGTCCGATGATGGAAGCGTTGATGGGCAATCGGGTCAAGACGTTCAAGAAGATCATGATCCGCTCGGCGAACGGGGATGGGTGTGCTCAGCTCATTCACTGCTTCGAGAATCAGGAGAGCATAGAAGAACCACTTTGGAGGGCAGCGTTATCGATCACCGCGTTTTGTGTTGACGGCAAGACCGCAGCGCACAAGATGTCGGACAAGTACCCCGGATACGATCATGCTGAAGTAGAGAAGAAGGTTGACTACATCGTTGCCAAGGGTGGGCCGTACACCTGTGCGACGTTTGAAAAGCTTAACCCGGCTGGCTGCAACGAGTGCCCCCACAAAGGCAAGATCAAGTCACCGATTGTGCTTGGTGCAGATATCGCCGAGGCCGACGCAAACGAGGAGAGTGACGAAGAAGGTGTAGTGATTCCTGAGTATCCGTTCCCCTACTTCAGAGGTAAGAATGGGGGCGTGTATCGGAAACCGATGGAGGAAGAGGAAGAGCCAGTCCTTGTGTACGAGTACGACTTCTACGTTGTGAATCGTATGCGGCATCCTGATCTTGGTGAGGTTGCGCTGTTCAGGCTTCATCTACCGCGAGATGGGGTGCATGAGTTCACGTTGCCAATGACAACGATTGTCGTAAAGGAAAAACTGAGAGAGGCGGTAGCACATCACGGGGTGGTTACATCAGGCAAGCAGATCGAACTGCTTGCTCACTACGTGGCGTCATCGCTCAAGAACATGCAATTTGAAAAGAAGGCAGAAGTTATGAGGACGCAATTTGGTTGGGCAGATAAAGACAGCAAGTTCATTCTAGGTGACAGAGAGATCACCAAAGACGGAGTCTTCCACAGCCCTCCGTCAAACGTCACCAAAGACGTAACCCCACACGTGATGCCAATGGGGTCGATGGAGAAGTGGCAAGAAGTATTCAACATGTACGCGCTCCCCGGTCTGGAGCCCCATGCGTTTGCTGCACTCACTGCGTTTGGATCGCCGCTACTGAAGTTCACGGGGTTGGAAGGTGCGATCATCAACGTGATCTACCCGAGGTCTGGTTCTGGCAAGTCTACGACCTTGTACATGTGCAACAGCGTGATCGGTCACCCCAAGCGGCTCGGCTCGATATGGAAGGACACACCGAATACGAAGATGCACATGCTCGGTGTGATGAACAACCTTGCCAATACCATCGATGAGATAACGAACACCACGCCGATTGAGTTCTCGGAGTTGGCGTACAGCATCAGTCAAGGTCGCGGCAAGAACCGGATGAAGGCTAGTGTCAACGAGATGAGGGTTAACAACACCTCATGGCAGGGCATCACGTTGGCTTCTTCCAACGCATCGTTCTACGAGAAGCTTGGTTCGCTGAAGACTTCGCCCGATGGCGAGATGATGAGGGTGCTGGAGTACACCATAGCCCCCAACGATGTGATCGATACAGCACTGGGTAAGGCATTGTTTGATCATCAGCTCTTTGAGAACTATGGTCATGCAGGAGAGCCCTACCTCCAATGGTTGTTGCTCAACCTCGAAGAGGCTAAAGATCTACTCCGCAAGGTGCAAGCGCGGATCGACAAGCAGGTGCAGTTCACGAGCAGGGAGCGGTTCTGGTCGGCGGTTGCTGCTTGCAACATCACGGGTGGGTTGATCGCAAAGAGTTTAGGGCTGATCAACTTCGACATGAAGCAGGTCTACGACTGGTTGGTCGGCATTCTTGCCAACATGCGTCAGGATGTGCATGTACCGGACGGTAGTCCCGCCGAGGTGCTCGGCTCTTACATCAACTTGAATCTGAGCAACCACGCGTTGGTGGCAAACGGCGAACCAGACATTAAGACAGGTTTGATGGCTATGCCCCTGCTGGAACCCAGAGGTGAGCTGGTCATGCGATACGAGCCAGACACCAAGCACCTGTATCTGGCTGCTAATGCCTTCAAGAAGTATTGCGTCGAGCGGCAGACCAACTACAAGGAGACACTGCAAGCTTTAGGCTTAGTGGGCGTTTACCTTGAAGCTGTCAACAAGCGCATGAGCAAAGGCATGAAGATCGTATCGCCTCCGGTGAGGGCGCTGAAGTTTGATGTAAGAGACTTCGGTCTCGGTATCGAGACTGTCCTGAAGCCGCAAGATGAGAGTTGAGGGTATCAGCTACTCGGTGGATTGGTCTAGGTTCTACGTGGGCCAATCTTTTTTCGTGCCTTGCATCGATCACAAGGCTGCGAAAGCCGCAGTTGCAGAGGTCACCGACCGGCTCGGCGTACCTGTGGAGATGAGGGTAGTGATTGAAGAAGGAGTGAAGGGCTTGCGTGTCTGGCGGGTGTAGGTTATGCTCAACCTGTTCCCATTGCTCTCCTCCTTCTCTGTGTGTACTTCCAGAGTTAGCCCCGGTCCCCACCGGGGCTTTTTTATTTGGCAGCTTCGGCTTCCAGCTTGCGGGCTGATGTTTCTAGAAGCTGGTTAAGCTGGGGGTAGTACTTCGGTTCAATCTGCAACCCGCGTTCAGACTCTGCCCTACGCTTCATGCGTCTGATCAGAGAAGCGCTGATCTCATCCCCTTGGATTGGGTTAAACCAGTTTCGCTTGTTGAACTCAACGATCTTTTGGATTGCCTTGTCCACATCTCCCCCGTCATCTCGCGTTTCCAGATCGAGTCGGTCCATCAGCTTACGTTTCTCAGTTTCTACCTTGATACGCAGTGCGTTTGCTTTGAACAGATCCTCTCGGCGCATCACCAAGCCTTCAGTGCTGAACCCCATGCTTTGCCCGATGATCTGACCAATGGTGAACTCGCTCGCAGGTTTGATCTCACCACCCCACGTGGTGGCAGCGCCTTCTGTCGCATACCGATAAGCTGTCATGGGGGACCGAGCCATCGCGGGCATAAGCTGCTCCATACCCTGCAGGATTTTGCCTTCGTTGAACAGATCGACGGCTTTCGGAATCTGTTTGATGGCGAGCGAAGCAAACGGCCCCATGATGGAGAGCATGAACTCAGCCATCCCTGCCTGTGCAGTCGGCGACTCTTTTTGCTCTGGGAACCACATGTTGTTGAGCGACATGCTGCTGGTAATGTCGTAGCCCGTGAGTGCCGTGATCACCCCTCGATCCATCAAGTCGGCGAGAGACTTGCCACCGATCTTAATATCGCCGAAGGTCTCCTGCATCCACACGTTACGGAACCAGAACTCCAAGTCTCTCTTTTCGAGCGGGTCTTCGTCGTCTTCATCCATCTCCCATTTGCGCATCCCAGACAAAACCCCCAGCACGAGCGAGAACCCCGGCAACCCCATGACCCCCGCCAAAGTAAACGACGTCATAAGAGTGCCGAAGAACTGCGTAAACGCTTCTTTGCGTTCTGCTTTGCTGTACCCCGGACCCATCATTCGATAGAAGTTACGCACAAAGTAGGTAGTCACAAACGCCGGGAACATCTTGAACTGCAGGATAGCTCGGCCCAATGGCTTGTGCGCATCCAGCGCGACTTCGCCTTCTGCGTTAGCACCGATACCACGTGGGCGGTTAACAGATGCGTAGTTGCCAAGAGCAGTCATAGTGTCTTGTTCCGCCAACCGTGCCACCTGCTCAAACGGCATGTCGGGGTTTGCCTGCCTGTACAACCTGAACGAAGCCATGAACGTGACTTCGCGGATCAGCCTCTCTGTGTGATGGAAGAGCGCAGTCATTGCGTTGACTGTAGCTTTGAGCGCCCGCCTCGGCATGGAGTTCTGTACTTCTGTAGGCACCTCTTTACGGTTGCCGAGATCGTACGCAAGGGTGGTCTCTGACAACCCACGATCCACCATGTACTGAGCCGCGAGACGCTCCTCTGGATTGAGCTTCACTCGCTTGGACTGAGCAATCGTAGGTGCAACCCACGAAGTAGATCCGTCAGGGTTTGTCTTACGTACGCCGAGGCTGTTCCAGATCATCGAGAAAGACCCGAGCGCTTTGGCAGTACGTGCGACCCCATGCTTGGAGGCCAGCACAGGAGCAGTAAACGTCGGGATGGCAAAGACCTGCGCAACCGCAGTCTTCACGTTCGACATCATGTAGAGGAACGCAGTCTGATTGGCGAAGTTCGCCATCTGGTTCCCGATGGAATTCTCGGGTGTCGGGTCTAGCTGCGTTTTTGCTCGCAGCTTCATCTCCTTAACGAACTCCCTCAACTTCGACGCATTGGGGTTGCCAGCCAGCGCACTGGTTGCAGAAGACAGACTGTTGTTGATCTGCGGGTGATACTGCAGCCGAGCAAGTTGCCCCGCCATGCGGGTGCTCATAGTCGCAAAGCTTCTGGCGATGTCCTCGGAGAAGCCTTCTCTTCCTTGTCGATGAATGAACTGCTTACGGAAACTACTGTCCGGAAGGGTCTGGAGGATTAGCTGATAGATGCTGTCCTTGAGCGCCTTTTTGTTGAGCAGAGCGCTGTCGGAAATAGGCTGGCCGTTTTCATCCTTATCTACGACCACCTTCATGCTGTCGATGTCTTCAAACATCTTCTTGAGGACAGCATTGTAGGAACTCAAATCCTTCTGAGCGCTTTCGACATCGTTGCCGTCGGTTATGTCTCCGTCGCTGTAGAGCGATTCACGCGTGGCGCTGGGGTTAGCCTTCTGCTGTTCACGGACCCACTGTTTGATGAACAGCTCTTTAGCCGACTGCGAGTCGAACATGTTGAACGTACTGTTCTTACCCTTACCAGTACGCACCCAAAAGTTGCCGAACCGCATCAAGGGGAAGTACGGCTTAATCTTGTCCCCGGTTTCTTGCATCTTACGGATAGACGCAACCAAACTACCTTTTGGCGTAGACGCATCCGCTACATCGCCCTCTAGCCCGTAGTGGTCAATCAAACCCGTCAGCAGGTCGTAGTGCGTCTCGTAGTTGGCTGCATAGAAGTCCCGCACTTGATTGTAGATTTGCTGGGCTTCAGCAGGGAGCCCATTCCAATACTTGGCAAGAGACGAGCTAGCTTTCCTACCTTCTTCTGTGGAAGGGTCTACCCCTCGCAAGGTTGAGTAGTGCATCGTCGCGGCGAGCAACCGATACGCACGGGGGTTGTCCCGTTGCAGCTTGAGGAGCCGCTCGCTGATGCCCGCAGCCTTGGTCAGAGACTGGATCTGCATGGCATGCATGGACTTCATCTGATCCCAAGCAGCCGTGATGTTATTCATCCCCAACTTACCAGCCCATTCAACCACTGTCTCGGTTTGCAGAGTCGGCAGAAGCTGTCGGAGAGAACCGCCCCTAAGCGCAGATAGTTTGGAGAGCAGTACGTCTACGAGCAGAGGCTCGCTCGGTGCCCTATTGGTAACGAGTTGCCCCAACCCCTGTACAGCCGCAGGGCTGGATGAATGAGACCGCAGCACCTTGTTCAGAGTTTTTTCTGCGTTGGCGCTTTGGTCTTCCGCTTTCTTCCTGATCTTGTCGGCACGAGCCAGAACTTTCTGAAGCTCTGTAATCTCTTTAGCTATGCTAGGAGCGTATTTCCTTTGAGTGCGTCCAGCTGCTTCAGCAGCCTCAATGATCGTAGCCCTAGGTATTAGGCTGGGATACAGTTTTGGGGCTACCTTCGGATTGAATTTCTCGAAGGACGTAACGCTGATGAACTGGTCAGTTACGCTTATGACTTTGGAGAGAGCGTTTTGGCTCTTTGGTGACAGCTTTAATAGTTTC